GGTATGAGTAGCAAGCATTCCAACCAAGACCCTGCTTGCTGCCCCCCGACACAGGCCCTGCATAGCAACCCATCAAGGACGCGAACGACGCGTGACCAACCCCATAGCAGTGAGACAGCGAGTAGCGGCTGCCGAGTAGACCCTTCCCATAGGTCGATTTATCACCTGTGGGGCAACATAAGGGAGCTCGGTAGTGACGCGTGTCCGCGACTACATTCGTCGCGCTGAAGATGGGGCAGCACCCCGAAACACGTAAACCGAACGACATGAACTACGCACAGGCACTTAAAACGCTCCGCTTCGCCAAAGAAATTTATGTTTATGTGGTCTACTCAAATGTCGGCACGTTCGTCAAACTTGACAAAACGGCCATCGTAAAGCAGTTCCTTGAAATGGATGAAGAAGAGTTCGATGGCGTTGAATTCAATGTCCGCCTTGTGGACGATGGCACGACTGCTCTCATCGGTTGATGCAGATATACTGACATTACTTGGATGTCATTTGACATTCTACCCTGCACTGGTTGGGCGGTTCGATTCCGCAGCAGGGTCTAAATTCATTCCCATGTACACCATCACGGAAGTGACACACTACATCACGGGAGAGCGCGGATATGCCGTCATCGACGAAAACGGGATGTATGCCGATGGCGAGTTCTATTCCAGTGAGAGCGAGGCTCTTGCAGCAGCCGCTGACCTTGAGTTGTATGATTCCACCGACCCACAGGTGAACTGATGAGGCTTTATGAGCCGAAACCGCCACATGGCGGTCTTCACCAAAAAATACACGCATGTCAAAATCAGCAACCCCCTTCAAGCACAACAACGGGTTCTTTCGCTACATGGACTGCTCCACATGCCACATCCGCAAGGATGTAAGCAAATCCATCACGGACATTGAATCTCTCATCGTATATCCCCATGATTACGGATGGTGGGTCTTTGTTCCCGAGGAAATTTATGACGATGTACCCAAGTGCCTTCGTGACATCCTCTTTTACGCACGGGGCGGCAACGCTCAGTGGGTCAAGTTGGATGTAGATGGATGGACATGGGACGCTCTGCCCAAGTATAATTGGTAGTCCACAGACCTACAGGTTAACTGATGAGCGGTCAATCCGCGAAACCGCCCACGGGCGGTCTTAACCAAAAAAACGCGCAATGAAGTACGTAATCGTCCACACATGGAACGGAGAGGGCTACTCTTCGGGAAACACCGCAGAGGTGATGGAGTTCTCTTCCGATGACAAGGCGCAGCAGTACATCGTCGAGCAGGCGCAGCAGGAAGCCAATGCGCTTGCTGAATTCACGGAAGAATGGGGCAATGTATCCTTCGACGATGACGAAGACCAAGGCTCGGTTCAATGGTTCGCGTTCACCACCGACACCTATGGGGTGGTCATCCGAACCAACGTCAACGAGGCGCAACTCGTGAACGAGCAGGAGTACCACGAGCAGCTGAAGGCAGCCCTCGCGCAGGCCGACCCCGAGGAGGAGGTTGAGGATGAGAATCCGTTCATCTCCGCGTACGATGGGGAGTACGATTATCAGTTCATCAAGTTCTGATTCCCCCGACCCACAGGTTAACTGACGAGCCTTCAGTAGGCGAAACCCCTTCGGGGGTCTTAACCATAAAAAACGCGCCATGAGCAAACGCAAAAGCTACCTGCTGATTGCCGCCATCATCATCTTGGCGGCTCTCGCGGACAACCTGTCCGACAATCCGCAGGATCACCCAAAAGAGCCTGCGCACACCTGCACCGATACAACCCACGCCACCTGCGATGGGCAGTGCCAGTGTGATGGAATGGAATGCACGGAGTGATGGTCTTCGGTCGGTTCGACTCCGACCGCTCCGCTAAACTGCGCTGCACAGAATCATGCAGCACCGCGCACCATGGAACAAGTAAAAAAAGCCGCCATCACGGCACAACTAAAGAACCTCGAAGAGGCGTATGCCATCCTCGAGCAGTGGGCCACATCAGTAGGTGGTGACGAGGTAGCAAAAGAGGCCAACTCCATTTGGCAGAGGGCTATCCTCGATTTGTTGGCCGCAATGGATGGCGAATAGCCCCCCCCCAACCTGCTCCCGCAGAGGGCAGCCAGTTCGTGACTGGCGCAGGTTCAAAAAAAGCTTTTGCAGTTTTCCACAAACCATTCTACATTTGTCAAAAATCACCCACCATGAACACCTACAAGTTCCAATTCAAGTCCAAGTCGGGCACTTGGGCAGACGTTCACACGATGAACTTCTACGCCGCGAATCTTGACGATGCCGTCAAGCAGGCCAACCTGTACAAGTCGCAGCACGACATCGTCCACATGATGTTCCTGTCCGTTAGTGATGTTCGCAGAACCATCTCGGTTGGCGAACTTATCGACCGGCTGATGCAGGTAGAGGACAAGTCGCTCCCTGTGTTCATCTACAACGATGGCGAAAGGCACGAGTTGTGCGAGTCCGTCCCTGTGGATGACACAATCGAGGGGCAGGTCGATATCAATGTAAAGATCGAGAACTGATTGGATGCAGGCGGGGTTCGACTCCCCGCCCAGTTCCTAAACTATCCACCATGAAGCGCATCAGCAAGCAAGCAAAAGCCATCGCGGACGCCCACATTGAGGCCCGCAAGTCCGGCAACTTTGACAACCCTCGCTGCACCACCCGAGATGAGGTCATAGCTGCCCTCCGCGAGGGCAAGACCATCGAGGCCGTCCTCGATCAAGTGGAGACCAAGTTCACCTCCATCCATGCCATCATCCTGTCAAGGGTTCTCTTCCATGAGAGCCACAACTACAGGTCGGGAGTCTACAAGGGTTTCCGTATCCTGCTCGACTGATTCCCCCGAACTGCTATGGTATCCGATCGGGTTCGACTCCCGATGCAGTTCCTAAACTACACCACCATGACACACGAAAATGTCAGCACCGCGTCCGGCCTCACCGAAGAGCAGAAGAAGGTCATCCTGTATGCCTACCTCGACCTCAAAGGTTCGATGGAATCTCCCAACGACCACGATTACGATGGTCAGAAGCAGACCATCAAGGAACTTGAGGAGATGTTCCCCTTCGTCAAGGAGGCATAGTCCCCCCCGAACTGATAGCATAGGGCGCAGGCGGTTCGACTCCGCCATCAGTTCCTCAACAAACCAAACACGCATGAAACACATGAACGACATCGACGGCAACATCCTCCGCAAAGGAGACTCTGTAGTAGTACTTGATACCTCCGAACTGGAAGGCGAGACGCCCATCCGAGGCATGCTCCTGCATGTGGCAGGAGGTGACCCCGAATCCAACTACATCGACTTCGGTTCGTACGGATTCTACGGCCACCGGGTTCTCAAAATAAAGGGGAATCTCTACCCCACTGACTACGTCATCTTCGATGGCACGGACGCGGTCCGTTTCAGCAACGGAGACATCATCGTCTATTCCGACATGATGGAGGCGGTTCGCGACTCCGAAGGGGTTGTAGGTTGGGGCGTCACCCCCTGCACCTCTCTCCCTGTACACCTACAGGAGGAATTGCGCAGGCAGGTGGCGCAGAACTGATCCCCCCGAACTGGCAGGAAAGACCGAACGCAGAGCGATACTGCGGCCAGTTCCTAAAACCAAACACCATGAAGTACACGCACAGGATTACGGCAAGCGTCCCGACCATTTATCAGTACGGCAGCATCAACAGGCTGATGGCAGCCGATGTAAAGAAATGGCCGGACGGCTCGTTCCACGCCCACATCGACTTCCTCGACTACGAGTCGGCAGAGCTTCACCTTCTCGCCCTCGCCATCAAACTGGCAGAGAACGACAAGGAGCAGGAGGCGATGGAGGAGGAGGTTCAGAGGTATGGTCAGCTGACATACGACAACTGCACCGCCAATCTCGTGGAGATCGACTACCCTTGGGCCGTCGAAATCCGCAGCAACGGCGAGGTTCTCGGAGAGTTTGAAACCTACGAGGAGGCGGCGGCCTACCTGCATGAACAGGAGCAGGATGACAGGGACAACGACCAGTACGAGGAGGACTACTACTACCTCCGCAGGGTCGGTTGGCCGGCATGACAGGGCGATGGTCGCAGGGGAGGCTCGACTCCTCCCCGCCCTTCTAAATCAACACACCATGAACATGGGAATCTCAAGGGTTGAAGGCCACCCCGACGAATTGGTCTTGAAGTACAACCAGTACCTGCACACATTAGGTACTGAAAAAATGCTGGCTGCTATGGAGAGGTTCATCGTAAGTGACGCGATGCCCGAACTGATTGGGCACATACAGGACGAGGTCTTCGCAGACCTGTCAAGTATGGTCTATGCCCTCGACGAGGGGTGGGTTCTTACCTACACAAGCACGGACACATACCGACTTGAAAAGGAGGACGGCTCGGACAGGTTCGCATCTGATGCACAGGCAGTCGAGCACGTCTACAGGGAGGCGTTCTACGGATCGAAAATCCACAAGGAGGCGGTAGCATTCATGGCTGCCCATGCGACACCCGATGAGATTAAATTCATCGCGCGGTGCGCAAGCGTCTGACAGGGCGATGGTCGCAGGAGGGGTTCGTCTCCCCTCCGCCCTGCTAAACTGAGTCCGGCAGCATCCGGACATCAACAACCATGACAAACAGAGACAAAGACCTGCTCGAGGTGCTGTACCTCTTCCTCGAGCAGAACGAGGCCAAGCTCCGCGAGGAGTACGAAGAGGTTCGGGAGGGTCTTGAGGCCATGAACCACCCGATGACCTACCCGCAGTTCTGCGTGACCATGTTTACCGGATTCATGGAGGACAAACAGGTCAACATCACCTCACAATTAAACTGACATGTACGCAGCAACCATCGCACTCATCATCATCGCAGCAGCCGCAGCAGCCAAGGGTCTCAACGGCCCGGAGGACATCACCAAATACTGAACACAACCCCCGAGGGTTACACTTCGGGGGCGTTCATTTTTTAAAAAAGAAAACATGCAAGACTTAACATTCGAGCAGTGGCTCGTTCACATCAGACGCGAATTAGGTTACCAACCCGAAATGATCAAAAGGTATGAAGCAGCAATCGGAACTACGCAAGGTATTCAGAGCGGTACACAACGCCCTGCAAGAACTGGAAGGAATGACTCCAAGCAAAAGAAAAAAGACCATCCTGTCGCTGATGGAGATTAACATGGACTTGGAAGAAAAGATTATCGAACATCTAAACAAATCCAATGAGAGAGTATCAGAAGATTCGCCAGTACATTCTTGAGAAGTACCTCATCGACATCAACGACAGGTGCAGGGCTTTGCCTCGAGCCTATCTGAAGGCCATCGCAAGCAATGTCCTCAACAAGATGTACGACTTTAACCACGCACAGATATCAGCATGGCTCGGCATCCACCGAACCACCATCTACCACTACCTCGAGCATCACGATGGGAAGTACCAGTGCCATCCCGGCTATGGAGAGATGTTCGATGACGTGTGGGGATACATGATGGGGCAGCCGGACATCGTGGTCAATCTAAACGAGATAAAGCAAATCCTATGCGATACATTCGGGACGGAAGAGTAATCGTCGTGAAGGACGGAATGACGCACGACACAGGCATCCGCGCGTATCACCACAGGTTCGGCAGCAGGGGGTGTTTCCTTGGCGAATTCTCCTACACCCAATGGGCGAACACGGCCATCGACAAGTTCTCCAATGGAGAACCGATAGGCGAATGGAAGGACGATTCAATCGGTGGGTACTGCGAGAGGTACGTGCATCAAATGCACACAGGGGAGATTCGTTCCAACAGGGGGACGCCCTACTCGGCCAACTCCATCAAGACCTACTCCAACGCAGCCTCCTGCCTATACAGGTACGGCAAAGGAATCCGACTGGACTCCGACAGGAAAGCCTACAGGGAATTCTTCAAGTCATTCGAGCATTGGCTCGAGCGTTCGATGAATGCCAAGAGTAGGTTCGAGATCGTGAACGCCATCCGCATCATGGTTCGTTACTGGTGCAGGGAGTTAGACCTGCCCATCCCGGAGACACACCGCATGGCCAAGACCGAGAAGCCCATCGTGGTCGTTCCCCCCGAACTGATATCCAAGGTGGTCAGCGATGACAGGTTCATGGGCACTCTCATCCAACCCCATTGGGAGGTGGCGGTGACCATCCTTCTGACCACGCTTCGCCTTTCGGACATCCAGTCGCTGCGACCCGAGCATCTCGAGGGTGGGTTCATCGTGAAGGACACACAAAAGACCGGGCAGAGGGTGACCATCCCGATCCCCGAGAGGCTGCGTGAAATCTTCAGCCGAAACCTAAAGAACGGGAGCCTGTGGTCGGGCCCGATCGACAACATCCATGGCGGTCTGAAGTTGGTTTTCCAAAAGTATCCCGAGATGTGGGAGATGCACACCGCAGGGGTTACCCAGTACCTGTGGGAATTCGTCACCCCCCACATGCTGCGAAAGTCAGCCATCACAGGTCTGATTTTTTTCGGGGTGGATCACATCAGTGTCCGCCATGCCTCCGGCCACAGCCAAAACTCTTCCGCATTTTGGAAGTACGTCAAGGTCGTGGACTCAAGGTTCAAGTCAGCCATCTCGGACGGGCATGCTGCGATGTTGAAAACTATTTCCACAACCAGTTCGCAACCTTCCTAACTTTGGAACATGGAATTCAATTACAACGAGGATACCATGAAGGTAGGTCGGGTTACCTACGACCTCAAGGAATACCGAAGGTGGCTTTTGAACGAGCACCCTGCCCTGTGTCAGAACCACTTCATCAAGGCGATTCGGAAGCAGGGGAAAACCGTTTTCACCTACGACTGGATGAGCATCTACTCGACCGCAAGAGAATATCGTTTACACATACAATTCATCAATCAACTATGAGTTTACTCAAATCACTGGCTCAGTTTCAGAAGAGCGTCAAGCCTATCGTCCGCAGCGCGGCGAATCCGTTTTTCAAAAGCAAGTACGCACCTTTGTCTGACATTCAGAAGCACATCAAGCCCGACCTCGAGTCCGCAGGGCTGGTCATCACACAAGCCTGTGAGTTCAACGACAACGGCCTGTTCGTGGTGACCAAGGTCATCCACGTCGAGTCGGGGGAGTCGCTTCAGTCGGTGTTCCCGGTCGTGACCAAGGGGCAGACATCGCAGGACTACGGAAGCGCGGTGTCATACGCCAAGAGGTACAGCCTCACCGGCCTGCTGAACTTGATCGTGTCCGACGAGGACGATGACGGAAACCGGGCGGCAGCAACCTCCGAAAAGCCTGTCCTCGGGGACGAGCAGCTGGCAGGGATGTTTGACTTTATCAGCAAGGGCAAGAGCCGCGAGGTGCTGACCGCCCTCAACAGGTACGAGGTGACCGAGCAGCAGCGCAAGTCCATCAACGATGCCATCAACAACTTCAAAGCCGAGTCAACCAAAAAAGCGGCAAGCAAATGAAACTGACACGCATACCGACAAGAAACCTGTCTGAACAGGAGTGGCAGGAAGTCCGCAAGGAATTAACCACAAGAGGAATGGTCGGGGGCAGCGATGCCTCCACCCTCCTCGGGTTGAACCAGTACAAGTCCCCCATCAACATGTTCTACCAAGCGGTGGGACTGGTGGACCAGCCGAACAAGATGAACTCGGCAATGCTCCACGGAAAGCAGCTCGAGGACTACGTTGCCAAGTGTTGGCAGTACTGGGATGGGACTGAAGAGGGATGGGTGAACAACACCAACACCGGTAACAAAATCAAGAAGTACCGGAAGGTAAAGGCGATCATCATCAACCCGAAGTTCCCGTCCCTGTTCGCAAACATCGACGGCAGGATAGTCCAACACCCGGACCGAACCGACCCCGGCATCCTCGAGGTCAAAACCATGTCCGGATATTCCGCCGACATGTGGGAGGCAGGAATCCCTCCGGGATACTACGCACAGATTCAGCACTACATGCTCGTGACCGGACTGAAGTGGGGTGAACTGGTGTACTTGAAGGACGGAAGGGAACTGGGAGTGGTGAAGTTCGAGGAGGATAAGGACATGCAGAACAGAATCCTTGATGCGGCCAACGAGTTCAAGGAGAGGGTCGAGATGGCATACGCTGCCATCAAGGACGCCCGATCCCCCGAGGAGGCGATGCAACTGGCCTCCAACTATGAGCCCCCGGCGGACAACACGGACGCGTTCAGCAAGTTCATCTCCGAAAAGCACAAGGCCCGGCAGGACGAGGTTCACATACACGGAGGCATCGAACTGGCCAAGTGGATGGACGAGTACCGCGAAGCGTCCGAGACGATCAAGGAGCAGGAGTTACGCAAGACTCTCGCGTCGAACACCCTGCGTCAGCACATGGAGAAGGAGGGGGCAACAGCGATGACCCTGCCGAACGGAAAGATTACATGGCGTCAAAAATTCACGGTGAAGTATGAACAAGTTGCGTGACTTGGAGGCAGCGATGAAGGCCCAGTTCGTTTGGAGCAAAGAGCCTGTCCGGCACATGCAGACAGACGAATTCTACGAGGGCAGTACAGAGTCAGCGAGGATAGTTTTTATAGGGCTGTCGGACTTCTATAAGTTCGAGCCTCTCGATGTGTGCGACCATCTCGACATCACCTACGAGACATACCTCTCCCGGGTGAAGGAGTTCAAGGCCATGTACAAGGCCGCACAAAAAGGAGAGGCATTGACATCGCAGGAGAAGAGGCTGTACGCCAAGACCCGGCTTTGTCTGAACGCCATATGGACATCGACAAGACGAAACCCCTACTTGAAATTCGACGAGGAATGACAACCACCATAGACCACTCGGTAAGAGAGAACCTCGGCTTGAACCTTGGCCAGTATGTCGTAGCTGACTACTGCGCCAAGGCTCGGCCAATGCTTGCGCCGACAGGGATCAAGGTTGTTTCCGAAAGACTCGGCCTTTCAGCAGGGCAGGCGTCTGACGCAATGAAGGAATTGATAGGCATGTCTCTGCTCGAGAAGAAGGAGAACGGATTCTACTATCCCACCCACGCTTGGTACGAGGCTCACCTTGGGATAGACGTTGAGTTGAGAAGTCTGGAGGCGGCTTTTGCCCACGAGGTGATCTCCCTGTTCAACACGATCAACGGCTCAAGATATCAGCCTCATCCGTATCAGAACCGGATCAAGGTGCTGATGAAGAGGTACACGATCGACCACTTCAAGAGCGTGTTCACACACAAGAAAGAGACTTGGGGTGTAGACCCGAAGATGTCGGAGTACAACAGGCCGGCCACTATTCTGTCCACTAAATTCGATAAATATTTGGACGACGCTAACCATTACTGGATTCAAAAACTGAAGAATGCAGCCCAATGAAATGTACTACCTATTGGACGTTACGACAGACGATCTGTTGAAGTACGGGCCCATGAATCGCAAGGACATCGAGGAGTTCATACTGCGCAAGTACGAAGAGCAGCCGCTCAAGTACTTCAATCAGAACAAGAGGCTGAAAATCTTTCATCCGCCCTCCGGCATACACTGGTCGGCACAGCTGAACGTGGTATTCAAAAGCGATGAAACCGATAAGAGTAATAGTTAACGCACTGATCATCACGTTCCTTGTCCTGTTCTTTCTTTTTCACATCATCCAATATCTCAAAGAGAATTTCGCCAAACTAATTCTTGGACTATGATAGACCGGCTACGAGAGTACGGAATCAACGTGAGACCGGGCTCAAGGGGGGACGTAAAAGTCCTGTGCCCGAAGTGCAGCCACACGCGCAAGCACAAGACCGACCCATGCCTGTCTGTGAACGTGGAAAAAGGGATATGGAACTGCCACAACTGCGACTTCAAGGGTGCTGTCCGGGAGGAGAAGGAGTACGTAAAGCCCCCGTTGGAACTGAAGAAAGTCAGCCAGCCCGTGATCGATTGGTTTGCAGGTCGGGGGATTTCGAATCAAACCCTGCTCCGGTATCAGGTTACCGAGGGGCTGGACTACATGCCGCAGGTCGGGCAGGAGGTTAAAACCATCCACTTCAACTACTTCTACAATGGGGAATTGGTTAACGTCAAGTATCGGGACAGCGGCAAGAATTTTAAGATGGTCGCTGGTGCTCGTCTTGTTCCCTATGGTGTTGATGTCCTGCTCGATAATACTGGCGGCGATGTGGTTATCGTCGAGGGAGAAATAGATGTCCTGTCCTTCTACGAGGTGGGCATCCCGGCCATCTCAGTACCCAACGGCGCCTCCAACAGGCAGCTTGACTGGCTGCACGAACTGGCACACCTCTTCGATGGCAAGAGGATCCTGCTTGCTACCGACATGGACGCACCCGGGCAGGCCCTCCGGGAGGAACTTGCTCGGAGACTGGGCAGGGAGAACTGCTGGATCGTGGATCTCCCCCGGAAGGATGCCAACGAGGTGCTCTGTGAGCTCGGTAGAGACGCATTACGGGCCTGTATCGATCAGGCCAAGCCGTACCCTGTCGAAGGGATTGAGGACGCAGGAAGCGTACAGGGAGAGCTCCTGTCCATGTTCGAGCAGGGCCCCCCGAGCGGCTGGGAATCCATGGAGTTTGTTTGGCATCCCGGGCAGGTGACGATCGTCACCGGGATCCCCGGCCATGGTAAATCCACCTACGTCAAGAACGTGGTTGCCCGGCTGGCCGAGCAGCACGGCTTGAAGTTCTTCATCTACTCGGCAGAGGAGGCCAGCACGGCCACCGCCTTGGCCGACCTGTTTGCCATCCGTACCGGGAAGGGGTTCTACGAGTCCCACTACGGGCCGCGCATGACCCGGGAGGAGATGGAGGAGGCGATGCCCTTCGTGACCGATCACTTTAAGTACTACCGCCTGTCGGACAACGACCTCACCATAGAGGGGATACTGGCCAAGGCCAAGGAGATGGTGCGCCAGTACGGAATCCATGGGCTGGTGATCGACAACATGTCCACCGTAGAGAAGAGCATGAGCCACAAGAACGACGCCCGGAACAATCAGATACAGGCCATGCTGTCCGACATCACCCGGTTTGCAAAGAACCACGGGGTGCACGTTTTCCTCGTGGCCCACCCGAAGAAGATGGTGGAGATCCGGACGGGGATCTACAAGGTCCCGAACGGGTACGACATCTCCGACTCGGCACACTGGTACAACCTTCCGGACAATGGGTTCACCGTGTACCGGAACTTCGAGACGATGCAGACGGAGATACATAGATGGAAAGTAAGACACAGGCACTCCGGGATACTGGGGACTGAGTACTACGAGTTCACACCATACAATTCAACCTACCACAAGACCCAAAAGCTTAACGATGGAAGTGACAGGACTCTCTTCGTCGGACAACCAACGAATCAGAAAGACATTGAGGGATTCGCCAAACTCGCAGATTCTCCTCAAGGAAAGATGGGTCAAGCTGCCAAGCGGGGGACAGGTACTGGAATACCGCGTTGACCAGATGGGGCAGGGGCTCCTTGTCCCTGTCAATCTGAGCGCCGTCAAACCAAACACCCCCTACTACATGCAGATGCCGATGCAGAAGCACATGTTCCAACCGATCGTGTTCGACCCGGCAGTCAACTGGTCGACCATCGATGAGTTCACACGAAAAAAAGCTATATGGCAAACGGCAGGGTAAAGGGCCACACCTTCGAACGGCAGATGGCAAAGCTGTTCCGGGACATGGGATGGGAGAAGTGCGTCACCTCCCGTCTGGAGTCCAAGGCCAAAGACGATGCCGGCATAGACCTGTGCAACACCGATCCTTTCAGCGTCCAGTGCAAGGCGGTAGAGAAACTCGGTAGCCTGCACGATGTGCTTGCCAAGATGCCGCAGGACAGCAACTACAACATCGTCCTGCACAAACGAAACAGGTCGGGGGTTATCGTGGCCATGACACTCGAGGACTTCCAAGAGATTGTGGAAAAGTTAAAGGCAAACAAGATTCTATGAGCTACATAATTAAGGATCTTTACAGCGGCAACCACGTTATCTACTACGTGGACGCCGACAGCCCCAGCATGGAGGACTTCATCATATCGGTTCAAAACAGGTACAGGTGGCCGGACATGAACTACAAGAAGTTCCCGGATCGGGAACAGGCTATCAAGTGGAGGGATTACATCAACAAACAAACCAAGAAAAAATTCCTAGTCCATGAAAGTAACGATTGAGATGGGCAAGCTCGACGACAAGGCCATCGCTTTCGCCCCGCTTGTCATCAACGACCGAAGCATCGAGCTGTTCGGCATCTACCTCCTAACGCATTTCATCACGATTAAAATCAGCATATGAGCAGCAACAAAGAGGCGGCAGGAGCCGCATGGAAGAAGGTGGTCAACACCAAGAACGGAGAGGTGGAAGTCCTCAGCGTCCAGATCGGTGACAAGAGGTACACGGCTTGGCCGAACACCTTCAAGAAGCCGGGCGAGAAGACACCGGACTACCGCCTGCAGGAGGACAACTACGTCCCCAAAGAAAAAACAGAGCAGCCCAAGTCCTTCGCTGGAGACCTGCCGTTCTAACCTAGGTATGCGGGGTGGCAGAATGGCAAATGCAGGCTCATGGCATTAGTCTGGACACAAGAAGCCCAGTCCACGCAGGTTCGATTCCTGCCCCCGCAGCAGTTTGTTTCATGGTGTATTTTTCCCGGGGCGTTTCTACGCCCGGGGTTTATCGGAGGGTGGCGGAATGGAAGACGCGCCGAAAGGTAGGTACGGTATGAATCCCGATTAAACAATCCTTATTGCAGGTTCGATTCCTGCCCCTCCGGCAACAGCAGTTGGTTTTACCGGCCCGTTTCCACGGGCTGGATTTCTAAAAGACTAAGCATCCCGGTTGGCGTAAGCCCCAATGAATAAGGCTCAAGGTAACGCCCCAACAGGAATCCCCTCCTTAATAGGTTGGGAGATGCGGGTTCGAGTCCCGCACCGGGAGCAAAAAAACAAACATGACACACGGATCATTATTTTCAGGCATCGGAGGATTCGATTTGGCAGCCCAATGGATGGGTTGGGAAAATGTTTTCCATTGTGAATTGAATCCATTCGGTCAAAAAATTCTTAACCATTATTGGCCTAACGCAAAAAGTTATGAAGACATCACTAAAACAGACTTCACTATTCACAGGGGAACTGTCGACATCATCAGCGGCGGATTCCCATGCCAGCCATTTTCAACAGCCGGTGCGCGCAAGGGTACGGATGACTCCAGATACCTTTGGCCGGAAATGCTCCGCGTTATACGAGAAGTTCGCCCCCGTTGGATCGTGGGAGAGAATGTTTATGGACTTGTTAATTGGAGCGGAGGACTGGTTTTCGACACGGTGTGCGCTGACTTGGAAAATGAAGGCTTCGAAGTCATCCCGGTTGTTCTGCCAGCTGCAGGTGTCGGCTCTGTCCATCGCCGAGACAGGATCTGGTTTGTCGCCTACAATAACAGCCTCGTTCGGAGAGAGGGGCGGGAAGTTGAATCCGGAAAGCAATCACGACACGGAGAAAGCGATGAGGTTGGCAATACCGAAACTACTCAAAACACCTTGTGCAGCGGACGCGCACACGGAGAACATGAGCAAGAAGGAACAAAAGTTCGGCAATTCGGGAACATTGGCCCAAGAGGTGCAGACGGGATTCATATATCAAAGGGGGATGCTGCCGACACCGACGGCAACCGATTACAAGGGGGCATACAGTCCGGAGGCGATGGTGAGCAAGGATGGGATAAACAGAGCGAATCTATTACGGAACGTATACATACACTTTGGGGAGGAATGGAAGCAAAAAGATGGGAAAACTTCCCAACTCAATCCCCGATTTGTGGCGGAGATGATGGGCTTCCCACCCAACTGGACGGAATCACCTTTTCAAAGTGGAGAAACGAATCCATAAAAGGATACGGGAATGCGATTGTGCCGCAAATCGTATACACCATATTCCAAACCATAGAGGAATTCGAAAAAAGAAACGCATGTACATTGAAGCAGTCACGGTTTGTGTAAACTACTCAGACTTCTTAGCGCACACCCTGCCCCTGAACCGGGTGCACTTCGACCACTATGTGGTGATCACATCCCGGGATGACAAGGAAACCCAGAAGCTGTGCCGTCATCACAATGTGGAGTGCCTGATCACCGACAGGTTCACCGAGGGTGGTCAGCCGTTCAACAAGGCCAAGGGCATCAACGAGGGGCTGCTGTACCACAGCAAGCGAGACTGGATGGTACACCTAGACGCAGACATCGTCCTTCCCGCCCAGTTCCGGGAGATCGTCCAGAAGATCGACCTCGACAAGAACGGGATCTACGGCTGCGACCGGCTGATGTGCCCGGACTTCAAGTCTTGGATGGCGCACGTGAAGAACCCCCGACCCGTCTACGATCAGTGGATCTACATCCACCTCAACTCGTTCCCCATCGCCTCCCGGGTGGCCGACTACAACGGCAAGGGCTACGCACCCATAGGGTTCTTTCAGATGTGGCATCCCAACACTTCGAAGAAGCTGATCTACCCGGAGGAGCACGGAGCTGCTGACCGCACGGACATGATGTTCGCCAAGCAGTGGGACAGGCGCAACAGGCATTTGCTCCCCGAGCTGGTGGCCATCCACCTCGACTCCGAGAACGCCACGGTCGAGAACATGGGAAAGAACTGGCAGGGCAGGCAGACCGTACCCTTCGGATACGAGGGGACACCCCCGCCCAAGGAGAAGAAGAACTGGGGCAGGCACATCCTGTGGGGGGTACTCATACTGGCGGCCTCCGCAGGGATAGGATACGCGATCTACACATACCAGCATTTGCTATTCTAATCTATGCCATGAAGATAATAACTAGTGTTTCTGGCGGTACAACATCCGCATACATAGCCGCCAACTATCCATCTGATTATTTGCTTTTTGCCTTGGTCAGAATTGAGGACGAGAACTGCAGGTTCAAGGACGAGTCAATAAGGAGAGTAGTGGAGGATAGAATACAGGCGCCATTCATAGCTACGACAGAGGATGACAAAATCATATACACGATGCTCGATCTCGAGCAATACCTTGGCAGGGAAATTGTCTGGGTCACCGGCATGACATTCGAGCAGACCATAGCATACAAGAGTGGATTCCTACCGAACAAGGTCACTAGGTATTGCACTACATTGATGAAGATCGATCCGATGTTCAGGTGGTGGCACAAGAATATAGGTGAGCCGATTGTTATGCAAATAGGTTACAGGGCCAACGAACAGGAAAGGGCTGTCAACATGCTTAACAGGTGCGATGAGAATGGACTTGTATCATACAAGGTTACCCTTGAAAAAAGACCTGATGGCAGGAACAAATGGGAAACGATAGCATGGCAAAAACCAGAGTTCCCATTGATAAGAGATGGCATATACAAAGACAAAATAATTAAATACTGGGAAGACAAGCCAGTGAGGTTTGCATCCTATAATAATTGCGTAGGATGTTTTCACAGAAACCCAGCCTTTCTTAGGTTCATGTACCAAGAACATCCGGAAAAGATGGAATGGTTCGAGAAGCGAGAGGGGGGCAAAAGTGGATACTGGAAAAGCGTCGATGGTCAGGTGATAAAGTATGAGAGAATTAAAAGAATGCTATCTCAGCACACCTTGTTTGACTCCGACTTTACGAGTTGTGATGCAGGGTATTGTGGAATATGATTAGTTCGGATGACTAGCAGCAGGCCCGCCGCTGAGAGTTGCGGGCACACTTTTATGATCATAGGAATCTCGGGATACATCGGATCCGGTAAGGACACGATCGCCAACATCATCAGAGACCACGACCCGAGGTGGGAGGTGGTGAAGTTCGCAGACAAGCTGAAGGAGGTGGCGGCCATCATCCTCGGTGTTCCCAGACACAACTTTGAGGACAGGGGCTACAAGCTATCCGAACTCCCTGATGAGTGGAACGTGTGGGACAAGAGGCCGACAAGCGGCGGCCATGATGTGGAGCCGTTCTACAACAACGACCCGGTCATGCGAAGGATGACAGTTCGGGAGTTCCTTCAGAAGCTGGGTACTGACGCCATACGTACCGGCCTGCATGAAGACACATGGGTGAACGCGACCATGGCAGGGTATGACTCCAAGCGTACGCCCCCGAACTGGATCATCACCGACGTCCGCTTCCCCAACGAATTCAACGCCATCAAGAAGAGGGGCGGCACCATGGTCCGGGTATTCCGACACGGCATGACCAGCTCTCACATATCGGAGACCGCGCTCGATACCTACGAGCACGACATATGCATATCGAATAAGGGCAATATCGATGATCTAGTCGATAAAGTCAGAATATCGATCCTAGAGTCGATACTATAGTTTTCCACACTGTTTGTCTTGATTCATAACCTCATAACTTTACACCCATGAAATGGTACTGGCACATCCCACTTGTCAACATCTTCTTCATCGAAGAGTACGCCAACTGGGCGATGGAAAACAAACAGCAGACCGGGTTCATCAACAGCATGGTGACCGACCTGCTGATTGTGATACTCACGATAATCGTAGTGGCATGATACCGGAAGAGCTAATTGATGCATCATATTCGAATGGTGTATCAGACGGCAAGAAGATCGCCATAGATAAACTCCGGGAGCTGAACGACAGGACTCCTCCGGAGTATCTTTGGATCAAGATGCAGATCGAATCAACAATCAAACAGATACAAGATGGACATCGAGAAGACACTGGTCCCGGTAAATGAGACCAAGAAACTGTGGGACGCTGGGTTCAGGGGGGACTGTATCGATGGGGAGCATGGCTATAACCAGCCAACCTATCAGCAGGCCCTTACATTCCTCAGGAAGAAAGGATTGTACTGCTGGGTCCAACCTAGGTTTACCCCGCACGGAGAGCCTAGGGTAGGCCAGTGGGTGATCAACATCTACAAAGGGAAGGGATCCGAAGGATCATACGTGTACGATCTAAACAAGGTCTACAAATCAGAAACACAGGCACAGCTTGCCTGCATCCGTGAATGCATAAAACTACTCAAGTGAAACAATCAATCCTCGTGGCGGTGCTGGCCACCTTCATCCTGTTCCTCGCGTTCGGGGCTGCCATGATCGTCTATGTCAAGGTCGGACCGCAGGAAGGAGCCAACACCATGTTCGGAATATCGGTTTGCATACTTCTCTGCGCCGCATACGCAGTGTACGATACCTGCAAGCGATGAACGACGATCAGAAGCGCAGGCTGGAGGAGTTCATCAATGCGATGTGATTACCTGTTCTCCTGCATCCACTGCTTCAGACTCTCAGTCAGAGACTTAGACAGATCCACCAGTTCTCTCTTGGACTGCTCCAGCGCCATCGGGTCTGTGATATCCATTGCCTTGTCGACCTCTGCGTTGAACGACTTGTAGATCTTTGTCCCGGTGAGCTTGTTGTCCTTTGCGAACTTCCTGAACTCCAGTATGGCCGGCTCGTCAAGGCCAAGTGCAGCCTCCTTGGCTTCCTTGTCTTTCTTGTCCTTGATGTATTGCTCCAGTTCCTGCTTGACCCGGGGCGCCTCGTCGATCAGATCCCTTCCGTAGCGGGCACGTTCTGCCTTGTCCTCGATGGTGAAGTAGAACTCCACCTTGTCGTTGAATGTCTTGAACGGCTTGGAGTTTGCTACTCCCTTGCCCTTGGCAAACTTGAACAGATCCTGCAGTGACTTGGAACTGTAGGCCGAGAACTCCTTGGCAAAACCGGTATCGTTCAGACCGAACTTTGTCCTTGCGTCTATCTCTCCCAAGTTGGAAGCCTTGATCGCCAAGTTTCCGAAGTAAGAAAACTGACCCTTGATAAAGAAGTCAACCATCCTAGGGTCGGTCTCTTTGAATACAGACACAGCGCCGGATATGAACTTTCCCAAGTTGGACGCCGTAGTTGTTCCCTTTCTCTCCTCGATGTCGAGCTGGTATTCGTACGGAGATATGATGTTCTTCTCCCGGAAGAAGTCGTAGTTCGCCTGAACCTCGATGATCTTCTGGTACGGACCGGCAAGGTCTGACTCCTCGAACATGAACATGCTCTTGGCTATCGTACCCCCGAACCCATCGAATGCCTTCTCTCTCCCGTTCACGTAGCTGAGTGCCCTGTCTATGGAGGCGGCTATCACACCTAGTTCGAACGGCTTTGGTATGGACATCCAAACATCTCCAACCTTGAAGTTGTAGAACATGTCCCTCTGGTAGTCCAGAAGATCCTCGTATTCTTTCTCGTCATCCTCGTCAGAGTGGTTCAGATACCACAGAGCGACCTGAGGAAGTACGGTAAACAGTGCGGTCCTAGCCACGAACGATCCCGGCGATTCTGTCACCCTTTTGTACGCAGACCTCAGACCCTGCACCGCTGCGTTTGAGAACGGAACAAGCTGGTTGATCCACTTCATGTGCCTTCCTGCCACGGCAAAGTCTATCAGACTCCTAGCCTTTGAAGAGGCAAGAACCGTAGCACTTACCGGGTCCATCCCTTCCTTGATCGCCTTGTCGTATGCGTTCTTGTACTCGGCTATCCTGTTGGCGTTCTCACTCCTGTACAGGAAGTTTTGGTACTTCGTCCAAATCTTTGGCAGGTACTCCTTCGTGGTGACTATCGTTCCGGCTTTGCTTATCTTCTGCTCTGCATCCTTGAGAAGGGAGTAGTACATCTCCTTGCTCTTGAAGTACATGCCTGAGTTAAGGGCCCCCGATCTGGCAGCCTTGTCGTGTTCATCCTTGCTGTAGACCAGTGCCCTGACCTGATCAAATAGGTTACCCTCGTTGGATATGATTATCCTGTGCTGCGTGTCCCTCACTATGTTCCTCATGGCGAACACAGGGAAGTTGGTAACCGTCCACCGAAGCATCCGGGGAAGTGCAGTAAGAAGCGGAGGCAAGTTGTACGATGCCTCGCCTATCCCCTTGATGGCATTAGCCACGTCTGTATGGAACTTCCAATACTCCGGCTTGCCATTGACAAACACGGTAACCACGTCTTTACCCGGACCGGACACAAGGTATCCTATGTCTGACATTCTGTTGGGCTGACCCTGACCCATCATCCTAGGGTCGACAAGCAAGTTCCTGAAGTTCAAAAGAACCTCATTCCTGTCGGCCTCCCTGTAACCCCTGTACACGTTGTCGAACATAGACACATACGGATTCTGTATGGTCTTGGTAGACCCCTGTATGGCCATCAGAACCTCATCCTTTGATCCAAGGTTCTTAGGCGATCCGAACTTCGACTCTATGATCTGACCCGGCTCAGTCTCCTGTATGCGGTTCATGGCCACATAGTGCAGGTTGTTCTGCTTGATGAACAGGTACCCCCCGATCAGATTGCCATCGGCGTCGTACTCATCGTAGGCCAGCCTGCCCTTGTCGACCATGTAACGGAGCACGGCGTCAGACATCTCCCTGTACCTCCTGACAGCCTCAACAAGCTTGTCGTAGTCTGCCCTTAACCGAATCTGATTGATCGCCTCCTCGGCAGTCTCGAAGTCAGTAAAGATCCCACCTCCGATACCGCTAAGTATGTCGGCCCTTTTGAATCTGAAACCAAGCTCGACAGTCCTCTCTGCCACCATCAAGGCAACCATGGCGTTCATCCTATCCTTCAGCACCTCTCCGTCCATGGCAACCACCCTCCCATTGGAATTGTAGTCTGCAATCGGATCCAACAGCCAAGACACGTTCATCACATTGCCACTGTCCAGTACCCTCTCGAAGGTGCTGTCGATGAGACCGTTCTCCATCATGTCTCCGAACTTGGCATCGAATCCGCCGAGCAGCCTAAGGAGTATCTCGGGATCGTTCTTTGGGACGATGGTGTCCATCCCACGTATGCCCATCAAGTGCTTGATGGCGTTGTCGAATATGTAGAACTCATCCAAGAACGCCGTGCCCAGCCTGTCCCAGTAGCTGATTGAGAAGTTTCCGGACTTCTTCTTCTTGAACATCTGTGCCAGTGTGCCCGGCAATTTCTCCGGATCCATCTGCACGTTGGACATAATCCTGTCAATTCCAGACATGCCGGCCCAGCCCCTTATGTCGTCAGAAAATGCCTTCAGATTTTCCCTTGTGGCGTCCGGAACGACTTGGTTGAATATCCTAGCAATGTTCGGAGCGGCAACAACCGTTGCGTCTGGGTTCACCAAGTACGCCCTCATAAACTCAGCAAAGCCCTCCCCCCTTATGTAGGCCGCAGGATCAGGGTGGTTAGCCGGAGGCTTGCTGCCAAACACAGCGAACTGGTTCAGCTCGGCAACCGCAGCCTGATCGGCCTCTATTTCGGCCATCACGGAGAACTCGTCGTCTATTGAGTGACCTATCTCGTGCGCCGTGGTAGGCAGGTCGTTGTTGAAACTTATCCTTACTAGCTTCAGTGACGGGTTGTATGATCCGAGGGCCCTCTTTGATTTTCCGTAGGAAATCTTCTGATTCAGGCCCTTGGACAGATCGAACACTATGTCCTTCAGCATCTTCCTCTTTGCGCCGGGAACCGGAGCCACCGGTATGTTTCTAGGCGAAAACCGGGAACCGGAGCCACCCATGAAGCTCTCGTTGGTTATCGATCCGCCCCACACGTCCGGGTCTGTGGCAAACAGTCTGGCAGCGATCGGCTCCATGCCAAGCCTGTCCATGAGATCCTTCTCGATCTCCTCTTGGGTCATCCCCTTCTGCTTCTGCCCCTTCACGTAGTCGGTGACTCTGGACTTCTCCTGAGAGACTGACATCTGTATCCTAGGGTCGGTAGTTGAGAAGGCACCGACGTTTTCTGTGGCGGACTTGATTTGTGTGGGGGATTTGACCATATAAACTATCCCCGCATCACGGCTTATCCTACCTTTCATGGCCCATGTATCGCCATCTCCTATTCGTCTGCCTTGAGGCCCGCCAACAGTCATGTCAGACATGGATTCAGCCTTCAAGAAAACCGGAATCACATTTCTTCCATAGGTTGATGCCTCATCTTGACTTGTGGTAAAATAGAAACCCCTACCCCACCTACGATCCTTTTGTTTTTTTGTATCAAATGCGTCTATCGTTTCATCGGTTCCATGGTACACCACCATGGGCTCTCCGTTCTCATCAACTATTTTACTTGCATTCATCGGGTCGGCCTCCCAGTCACCGAACCAATTCTTGAATTCGGAAGTGCGGACAGTTGCCCACTGTGATTCTGTTAGGTTGGTGGGCTTGCCGTTGGGGGCCTTCATGTATGTGCCGGCAGCCTTGGAATCGGATATGATTCTGTCAAGGTTTCTGTTTCCGACTGATGCTTGGGTTCCCCCGATTGCTGACTCCACTTGACTGACAAACTCTGGGTTAGAACCGTCAGCCTTGGCCTTTAGATAAGCATCGGCGATTGACTCATCAACCGAATTTCCTATCAGTTCATATGCATCCGCCAAGGTTGAAAGTTCTTGTCGCTCAAAATCCTCAACTCCTTTCCTTACCAGTGCCGCAAGTATCTGCCTGTCCACCTCAGGCATCTCCATCGGGCTGTCATACCCGAGTCGGTTCAGACCTTCGTCATTGAAGAAGTTCCAAACCTCCATCTTACTGTTGAATTCCTTCTGAAAGATTTCATTCTCACTCTCCTCTAAACCATTACCATCCTCATACTTGTCTTGGTTTCTCTTTTTGATTATTTCTTCAGGTGTCGACAGCCTAAGTTCAAGACCATTGTCTTCTCCAACCTTCTTCAAATCTTCCCACGAATCATAACTATCCCCCATCGCATCTTGGTAGGTTCCATCCGGCATCCTAAAGAACATCCAACCATCACCAGCTGTAACGGCAGAAGGCTCGGACATTTTTTTGAGCTCCTGTTTCTTCACGGGATCCACCCTTGACAATGACCGAACAACCAAGCCTCTGTTCCCAGCAGAGAACTGAACCCGCGCTCCTGCCGCATCGAACAATCCCTTGACGGAGTAGGCTTGGTCTGTCCATTTCCCGTATACAGGGTTCTTCGCATACACCAATCCCCCGACCTGAATCACCTCTTCAGCCGACACTATCGGTCTTCCCATGTCGGTGTTCCTGTCGTAGAAGTAGGAATGTCGGAACGGGTTCATACCGACCTGAACGTATGCAGGATCATCCACGATATCCTGAACTATCTTCTTGGCATTCTCAGCCTGTTCAGTCATGCTGGCACCGGGGATGTTCTTCCATTTGCCGTATATCCTATTGATTGGAGCCTTCGCTGTTCCTGCTGCAATGGCAAGTGAAGCCTTCGGTTCTACACCGAACCTGACATCCGTTATCCTTGCCACGTTCCTGTATGATATGGACTTTCCAGCTTTGGTGTCACCCTCATGTACGGACACAACCCAAGTGTTGTTGTTCTTGTACGCCGGTATGTCCAACCTCAAGCCTACCATCGTGCCGTCATCTATGGGACTGTTTGCCTTGAGTGCTTGATTCTTATCGAGCGCCCTGCTCACTTCATCCTCCGTTGCAGGCTCAAAGAATCTTGTGATGGGTGTAATTGGGCTGTTAGCGGATACCGTTGCACGATACTCATCGTTGGTTATCTTGCCGGTCGACAGGTCTTGTGCTGCCTTTGTCACTATGGGTGACCTTGCAGATATAGACGGGTCGCCCTTCCCTTCCGGGGACTTCTCCC